CGGCTGTTAACGTGCTTTGGGTTTGGTCTTAGGTCGAATTGCCTATCCTGTAAACGTAACCCTTTCTGTAAAGTTTTGTAAACGCTCAACTTGTCGGGCGATACCATGCTGCGATTAGTGCCGTTGTAATCGCCTTGTATGGTTAACAGATGCAATGCTTGGCCGTACTTGTTTTTGATTCGGTTAATTGCTTCATCAACCGTGCCGCCTAATATCGTTTCCTCCTCAAATACGTGCAAATGGTAGCCCTCCGTATCGCGCCAAAATTGATAGTAGATAAACGCAAACGGGTCGATGTTAAAGTCCATCGAAATGTAAAGCGGTCGGGTCGGGCTGTAGCTGCAAGGCTTAACGTGAGTGCTACGGTCGAACGCATGGGCGAAAGGTGCAACTACTTTTTTACCACCCCAAAGTCCAAGAACATAAACTCGGTAATAGTCGGGGTCTACTGTTTGCAGCGTGGTAAGCGTTCGGATATACGCGCTGTCTAAGTTCTTTGCATTGGTTTCGTATGTCGTATGGCAGTAGAAAGTATCATCGCGGTCTTGGTCGTGAAAGTCTGTTCTAAGCCAATGCGTTTCCTCAATATCGGTATTATAGCTAATTAAGATTTGCAGCCGCCCCCGTGTTGTTCTCACCGACATATCGGCTTTACGAAAGTCCTCCGCGCTTATTTCATCGGCTTCTTCAAACCAAATAACGCTGGGATCTTTTATGGATTTGACCTTTGCGGTTTCGTTCTTGCTTGTCTTTTTTAAGCCCCGTGAGATTATCGTGTTGCCCGTGAGTAAGCATCTAAACGCCATTGTAGTTTCGTTTACCTGAAACATTGGGGTTAATCCATGCGCTTCGATTAGATCTTTCATTTCGCGGAATTGGCTGTCACGAATTGACCCGTGTATTTCGCGCATTAGAACGCCCCTAAAGTAATCGGGCTGCATACAACGGCCTAAAAGGTAAAGGGCGATATTGTGCGATTTCCCTGACGCTCGGCCTCCGTAGAAATGGATGTATCGTTTACTTGAAGCAAACGCGGGCGCAAATGCCTTATTAATACTAATTTCCACGATTCAAATGCTTGTCCTGTCTTATCCTTGCCAGCTGCGAAGGTGCATTAAGTTGCTTCAATTCGCGTTCGTACATCGCGAAATAACGCTGCAAAGTTAAGGTTTTCCCCGTTCCTTGCCCGTAAATTGATAGCACGTAGTAACCCGTTTTCACCTCACTTTCGGTTTTGACGTTATCGCGGTTGCCAAAGTAGATAACGGGCTTGCCTGTAGTTCGCTTGGGTACTATCCCCATCTTTGCGAACACCCCTTGATATAGCAACTCGTCAGGTACCGTGCCACCCCAATCAAATTGCAGCATATCGCGGGGTATGCCCACCTCCATGTAATAGTCCAAATACTCTTGCATCTTATCGCAAACACGCCCAGCTTCAAAGTACATCCAACTTGACTGAATGCCGCAAAGTGTAGCCGTTTCACTTAGCCCAAAGTGTGACCAAGTACGTTCCGATTTCGCCCAAAGATTATACGCAATTTCATCAAACCGACCACCCGAACCCATCACTTCGGTAGCTACGGTTGTGCCGTTTAGGTCTTGGAGTAAAGGTTCAATATCGCACAACGCTAATCCATCGACATCTAAGTAAAGGAACTTGTCTAATCCAATCGAACGCCCCAAAGTGTATATTTGAGTTTTGACTTTCGCGGGGTCAATACGCCCTCCGTTGTTCAAATAGGCTTTGGTAGGTAGGATATTTATAGACGCGAATAGTTCTGGGCGCGTGAGGTTTAACGATATGTCCTCACTTATGAAAATATGTATCGGTACGTTCGGGCTGTGCTTATGTAACGACAAAGCGAGGTTGTGAGCCATTAGCCCATAACCCCGCTTTCCGAATGCGATTAAAAGTATACTACTAAGAGAAGATTCCAACGGGTAGCACTTGGCTCTTTATGCCAGTTGCAAACTTACCATTAAAAGTGAACTCGTAGTGAGCGTTATCGGTATTGTCATCAGGAAATACCAAGCTGCCCACAAACTGCAAACCTTTCACACCTCTAACCAATATGCCAACAGTTGTTTCGTCAACTGGTTTGATTAGGATTGCGCCTACAACCGTACCGCTCGATGCGTTGATTGCAGCGTATGCAAGGTCATTCGTATCGTTCACGTTTTGATCCATCCATGTACCCGCGATTGTGTAGGTAGTTGTGTTTGGCTCTGCCCCAGCGATATAAGAAGCCCCAGCAGCAACAGCAGATTGAGCGGGAACACCTACTTTAATCGCTTGGAATAAGGTAGCTTTTCCACTTGCAATATCAGCGGCAATGGTTACTTCGTCTGAAAAGTCGGTAGTGGTAGCATCGCAAGCAAATATAATAGCTTGGTCACCGCCACCCGTTACCGTTGCCCCGCAGTCATTCAGTAACTGTTCGGGTAGTTGGTCTTGGCAAAATGAGTTACATGACATTTTTGGGTCGTTTTTATGATTCGGCTACAAAGGTATATAGTAATTTTTTAATGCGATTTTTAAGGCTCAACATCTTTAGCAACGGTCACAAACTGACCTTTGTTGTTTCGCTTGCGGCCTGTGAACGTGCGAGCGGTCAGGTGATGAATAGTTTCCTTAGCGGCTTTTAACTCACGATTCTTCGCATCATATTCTTTGTCAGCTTCAAGTAAATCATCTTCAAGTTTCTTTGATACTTCAATCTCCACTTCGTAAAGTTTCCGCATCGTGGTAATTGCCTTAATCGAAATTTCTTTATCCTCCAACAGGTCAGCTATCCTTTCATCCTTTTGGTGGATAATTGCGAACAGCATACCACACGCAAGCGTTAACGTGGCTGCGATAAATACGGGGATTGTCAAAAGTACTGGGTTCATTTTTGTTAGTTTTCCTTTGTGAATTGCCACCCCTCCCAGTTATAACCAACCGTGAACGCGGTGCTTCCTTGTGTTTTTAGCGTGTGGTATGGGAATTTGTGCAACGTGCAGAAATCCCTAAACGTGCCCGAATGCTTAACTGTGCGACCATCGAAGTGAATGGCCGTGTAACGTGTTGGCCGCGCTTTACCAACTACCTCCACGCCCTTTAGCACGTCTGTGATGTGGCTATAGTTACTCATTTTCTTCTACTATTTTGAACAAACTTGGTTTGCTTAAAATAAAGGCCTCACTCCAGTAATCACCATTTTGCTTGCTGCCAAACTGCCGCCCAAATCCGCGAGTGTCAAACATCAATAGCTTGGTGTTCTTTGGGATTAACGGGTGCGAATCGGTCAATACTATTGCGTATGTTTTCATTTGTCCTCGAGGGCTTTAATGCGTTCATCCTGTATCAAATTGTACTCCGCAGCTTTAAGTAGTGCTTGCTCCAAACGGTTAACCCGTTCGCGAAGTAGCCCACGCTTTTCGATGCCTGTTTTGATTAAATCAATCAGTTGGCTGGCTAATGTGAATATGCCCTCAATCGGTATGTCTTTGTTTGCTTGGTTGCTCATGGCTCAAATGTATTACGTTAGTTTCTTTAGTTGTGTAATTAGATGGACGTTGTGGAAATATAGTTAACTCTTAATGATAAGCTCAAACCCATCAGGAAACATAAGCATCAATCCCGCAAATGTAGGCTTGGAATTTATTATGTCCAGTATTCCATCCTTGTTGATGTCGGCCATTGCGGAACCTACTAACACGCATCCTTTGATGTCACTTTGCCCCGTCTTTGGGTTAATACTCCCAGCGTAGTTACCCCAATGGATTAGCACAAAAGAACGGTTAGGCACGTTGGTAATGTGTAGGTGTCTGCCATACTTTGCGGAGTGACGTGGAACGACTTGGTACACGCCTTCGGGAATGCAACTAATCTTTGCCGCGTTATCCTTCCAAGCCAGTTCCAAAGTATTGCATTTGAAATTGCCAATCACCAACTCGCCCAGCGTTTGAGCGGGTGTGTAGGTTCGGGTTAGGGTTGCTTTAATCATTTTTTATAGATGAAATTAAGTAGTTAATTGCGTGTTCATACGCATCCTTAGGTGTTGCGCATTCCTTGTAGCTAATAGCATCAACCTCTAATCCTTTACTCCGTTTAGTTGGTACATACCTACCGTTAGCAATCCAACAAACTGAATTGTCGGTTTCCCTTGTTTTTGGTTGCGCCCAAATCCAAATGCCATGTGTACGGTAAATTTCAAATAGCTTATCTTCCATTGTTTATTTCTTTATAAAATAGTCTTTGTTGATTCACGCTAAACAGCATAACGTGTATTGGTGTCGGCTTAATGACCTCTTTGCACACGTGCGGCTCATAGGCAGCAAGTGGGCAAAGTAGGCAACTGAAATAATAGGTAATTAATAGGGTTCGCATATCAAAACGGTAATGTCGTATTCTCTTCCTCTTCAAATACTTGCGGAGTAGGTGCGCTTGCCTGTTGCCCAACTACAATTTTCCACGCTTGCAAACTCACGTAATACTTGCCACCGTATTCATTTCCCCTAATGTTAAATTGAACGGTTATTTCTTGCCCTACCTTGTACTTATCCAACGTGTCGCACTTATCCTTCACCACCTCAAACTTTACATCCTGTGGATATTGTTCTGCGGTTGTAATTACAAATTCGCGTTTTGTGAACCCGCTGCCAAATGTTTCGGTTGGGTTAATCAGCTTAATTTTTCCTTTGATTTCGAGTGACATAATTATTTAATTTGAAGGTTATTTATTGTTTCGATTTTGTAGCCTTGCACATCTTCGCCATTCTCAATAGCGGCTTTGATTGCGGTTAGGTTAGGTTTGCGGCTTTCAGGTACTAAGGTAGTGAATCTATCGGCTAAAGTGAAAGCCACGCCATCATTCACGCATCGCTTGGACGTTCTGAATGATAGCTTAATTAGTGGCGTTTTTACTTCAGTGATTTCAAAGTATTGCATGGCCTGTGAGATTGCAGCTTTCAAACGGTCGGCTTTCTTCTCCTCCGATTTTGCCAATGCCTGTAGCCTTGCAATTTCGGCTTTGATGGCTTCCACGTCATGCTCGGCTTGCTTAATCACATAGGCATAAGCGACTGCTTTACCTTGTAGTTCCGCTTGGTTTATAGCCAGAGCGTTCTCAATTTCGGGTGTCAATTCCTCTTGTTCTAAAAGGGTTGCAAGTTCGATGTACTCCTGTTCAATTTGATAAAGTGGCTTGTTCATTTTGATGTAAGTAATTTAATGTCTGATTCTGTTATTGCATAGGTTTTTTCAATATCGGCTACCGTTGTTGTTCCTTCGCTTACGGCTTTCTTTGCAGCTTCCCATTTTGGGTGCGTAGGGTTAAGCCAAGCCCTTATCTTTTGCGCGGGTGCTTGCGGTGCCACCGTTGCCCTGTTTGCGTCATCGTCCTCATCAATGTTCAAAGATAAGACCGCGCCCAAAGCATAACGCCTTGCGTAAGTCAAAGCCGACCCCAAAGCCTGTGGGTTGCTGGCATCTTTACACGGAGTGAGCGATACGCTGCTAATGTATTCGCCCGATGTATGCAATAGCATTGTCTCTAAACCACTTTCACAAGGCAACTGAATAATCGATAGCCCAACCGCGTTAAGGTGCGGTGTGGTGGCTTCTATGATGTTACTCAAAGAAGCGTACTTGTTTTTAAAATGTGGGTTTGTAGCATCCTTGCCCACCTTACCCATTAGCCCGTGAAATTTGTGTAGGGCAACGGCTATGTTTGTAATTGATTCGCTTGTTTTCATAATCCTAATTTCTCTAAAAGTTCTTCCTCGATATTCCTTACCTCGAATGATGCCCAAGCGTTAACAAGCTGGGTTACATCCATCCCGTTCCAATGGAAGCTATCCACTTCTAACGTGTCGGGTGTTGGTGGCACATCCCTTGTTCCTTCGCTACCCTTTTCAAAGTAGTACTCAACACGAACGGTAATGTCGTTAATGTCGTAATCTAAATGGTCTTTCATTTTGTTTGTGGTTTTAATTGTTAGTTAGCAAATACGTCATACATTTCACTGGCAATAAATTTACGGCCGTCTAATCCCCAAGCACTTGGGCGGCTGCTTATCCATGAAAGAACGTCTTTTGTTGTTCCATTTGAATTTGCCCACGCTTTCATCGCTGGTATTCTTGCCTCTTGCTTTTCCAGCTCGGCTTCATCTTCTTCACATCCCATTGCTACATTATTTTTAAGTGTAATAATGTTTTCAATCGAGCGAATCATTTTTAAATGCAACTCTTGGTTTTCTTTAGTAATCATGTTGTGGTTATTTGTTGGGTCAAATATCGGGGTAGTGTTTCTAATTAAATGTTTCAAAACATACAAAAGCTAAAATTATTTTTTAAATAACTTTAATTGTTTTATTGTGCCTCGTTTGTTTGGATATTGCTGAATTGATGGCTTAATGTTTAGCCCACACATTTCATGACAAGTTGAACACTTGCCAAAATATGTACTTGGTTTGAATTTACTAACTAAAGCCTTTTTGCCTAAAAAAGTAGTTTCAGAAACTTTCACCACGCCATCAGTTACTAAAGCGTTTCTTTTATTTAATCTCAAAACCGTATCCAGCGTGTTTTCGTTTTTGAATAATTCAGATTGAACCTTTGCCAATTTGTGACCCGTTTCATTTTCTAAATTGAAGTCAGCCGAAACAACCCGTAAAACCGACTTGCAATATCGTTTTAATAACTCGTATTGCTCCAAACTGTTTTGAACTAAATTAGGCTTGTCCAATGCAGAAACGGAGGTGTTAATACACACGTTCACCGTAGTTAAATAATCCAACTGCGATTGGTTTAGGTTTGTCCAATGCTTTGTAATTATCACAATTTGCTTGTTGCAATTCTCAATTCCTTTGATTATTTTAATGGTATGTTCCCAATTTTCGGACGGGTCTCCACTTGTTCCAATACGTATAAAATCAAGCTTTACGCGGTTAATTCCATCTACTATTTTGCGCCTGTGCTTTTCATTTATAAAGTCACGGAGTACCGTTTTTGAAAAATCGTACCCATAAAGTTTAGCAGATTTTGCAGCGTAGCAATCACCATAACAGCCGCCTTTTTCATTTGTCATTCCACTATTGCACCCAATAGAGGTATCTAACGAGTAGATACCTCTTGAGTTTTGCGTAAGTGAAATTTTGTGCGAATAATTGCGCATTACAGACGGCCTATATTTTCGTGACGCTCTTTAATTTTAGTCATATCGCCCTTGTAAAATACAAGTATCTTTTGTTCGCGCTTTGGAAACTTGCGATAATGCAGCGTTCTTTTAGCGTGGGCAAGGCGTGTAAACTCACACTCCAAATAAATAATTTTATTGTAAATGTGTAGCCCTTGTTGCTTGAAGAAAATTTCATGCTCCGCTTCGCAACCATAATACGCCCCGTTTTTATCGCGGCTATCGCCTGTCATTACGACAAAGAAACAATTATCATTTAGGGCATCAATAGCGTGTTTATACCCAGCAAAAAGCGTATCTCTAAACTCATCGTAAGTTGGGATTGCATTCAACTCACCTACGGGCGGTTTGCCGTCATAGTCCAAATAGTCCTCAACTTGGTAATACGGTGGGCAAGTAAAAACCAAATCGTATTTCTGTTTTGGCTTAAACTTTGAACTATCGGACTTAACCCATTTCGTGCTGTAAAAGTCCTTGCAGATTGCATTGTTTGCGTCACATTGGTTTTGTCGTATTTCGCTCGATGTGTATTCGTAGCCGTGGTCACCTGTTACAAATCCAAATTGAACGCCACCACCAAAAGGATTGTAAACCCTTACGCCATCTTTAGGCATAAAGAAACGGAGTATTACCTCACAGGCAACAGGGTCTAAAACCGATACGTTACCGTTAAACGACTTTCCTTTTTTGTCAATTATAGTCCCGTCCTCCGCTACTTCTTGCGTTGCTAAAACCACATTAGACATTCCATTGTCACCCATCCATGCACCCTCACGGCTTGCATACTTTGGATTTATAACACCGTTACGTTCACCAGCGGCTTCAATTTTTTCGTTCCATTCTTTTTTCATTTTAAGCCAATCGCCTTTTGTGCTGTTCCACACGTTTGTCATTGTGGCGTGGGCTAAGCGTTTCAATCGAACTTGTTTTAGTTCACCATAAACCATGTATGAATATCCGCTTAAATTCAAATACTCTTTGAACCCGATTTGCGCAAATACTTTAGGGTTTTCCAAATCGTGCTTTTGACTAACAGTCATTACCATTGGATAACCAAACGTGTTTTGTTTGATTATTTCGCCCACCATTTTAGCGTAAATCTGTTTGTCCTTTTTGTCCAAATCCATAGCCGATTGAAGCAAACAAAACTCTTTTGCATCATGGTTAATTTGAAACGTAAAGAATCCCGCAAATTCATCATTTATATGCAAAATAACAGCGGAGTGTATTTGCATATTCTTTCGGGCGGCTCGATATGCCACCTTGTCCTGTATTGCTAATTTAGCTACATCGTTTTCGTAGCCCGACCCTATCACAGATTCAACTGTAATAAATTTAACATTGTCCTCAAAAAGTTTTGCTTGGTTCATTTGTTTTTATGGTTTTTAATTATTCGTCAAATCTACGTTTACTCTTTTCTATTAAACTATCTTAAAACATACAAAAGCTAAAATAAATTTATTTACATTTTGATTCCTCAATCCACCACCACTTTTGACCGTCAGCTTCCCGAATGCTGCAATACCAATCTTCGCCCCGTTGTTCAATTCCATCCACCCAATACGTTTTACCGTTGCGTTGGAAGGCTCTGGTGTGGGTAGGTTGGGTAGTAAGTAGCACTATTGCCTTATCCTTCGCCATCGAACAATTCTTGAAACTCCGCAAGGCTGCGAACGATTACATACTTGCATCCAACGGATTCGGCTACTTTTTGCCAGTCCTTTTGTGCCTGTGATTGCTTGCCTGTTTCATCTTTCATCTCTATGCACAAAGGCGGCAACCCATCACGGAGGTAAATCAAATCTGACACGCCAGCTACCATACCCATCGCTTTTCTTCGCGCCCCGTCTATTTTGTTTAGTGGATTATTGTTGACCTCAAAAAGTTTACCCCGTGTTTCTGGTCGTTCGTTCCATAGCCACATTACGCATTCGCCCTGTATTGCTGCCTCCGATTTCATTTTATGATGTAGTCGTTAAATTCTGAATTATTAATTTCCTTTTCTTGCCTGTAAACCCATCCACTCGAATACCTTTTTTTGCTTGCGTATTCTTGAATAGTTGCTTTGCCACGTGATCTAATTACCCTCCAAATAAAGGTAGGTTTGTACGCTTTTGATGCTTCCAGTTCGATTAATTCATCTACGTTTAAAGTGCTAAACCTTCGCCCAGTATACGCGCCCCGTTCGCGTGTAAATTCCACCATGCTTCCAACGCTTAGCGGCTTGCCATCCATTGGAAATTCATGGTCGCAATATCGGCAAGTCCTTGCGCTTGCAAATAGCATTGAATTACATTTCGGGCATTCCTTAACTGGAGCAACGTCTTGCGTCTTTTTCTTCTTTGGAGGTGCAATTTTCCATTCTCTAGGTTCTGCCCACATTCCATGTTCATTATGGTTTAAACCAAAGTCCAAAACAGTAAATTGCGATTTCACACCATGAATAACTCGAGAACCACGACCGCAGCATTGCAGCCATAACGCAAGGCTTTTAGTTGCCCGATTCATAATAACACATTCGATTGTCGGTTCATCGTAGCCAGTTGTTAAAATACCACAATTATTCAGCACAGGAAACAAACCTAATTTAAACGCGCTAAGTATTCGATTCCTTTCATCAGTTGGCGTTTTGCTTGTTATGCACTCTGAATGTATGCCAGCAGCATTAAAGGCCATTGTCATGTTTATAGCGTGCTGGATGTTCACGTTAAATACAATTGTCTTTTTTCCGTTTGCGTGTTTGTGCCATTCGCTTATTACTCCATCAAATAGCTTTTGCTTATTAAAGTGGCCATAAAGACTGTCCTCCGTATATTCTCCAGCAACCGTCTTTAAATCGCTTAAATCATCTTGCATTTGAAAGGCTCGACATTCTGAAAGGTAGCCATTAGCAACCAACTCTGGAATGTCAATAGTTGAAACAATGCCCGTGTAATACTTGTAAAAGTGTTTTCCTATTGGTGTGGCCGTTGCTCCGATAACTCGCGCCATTGGAAACAAGTCCAGTATTTTTGTGAAGTTTCCTTTGTGCGCTTCATCGATTATTATCAATGTCGGTTTGTAGAATGCAATTGCATCAATCCTACGTTTAACCGTTTCCACCATTCCAACGCTAACCAATGCGTGTATATCTATTGTTCTATTTCCTTTAGCGTGTATCAATTGGGGCGTAATGCCTACACGTTCCATCGCTGCAAATGTTTGTGCAAATAGTTCGACCCTATCCGTTAGCACTAGCGTTTGCGTTCCTTTTTCAGCGGCCATGCGTACCATTTCAGAAAAGACAACCGTCTTGCCAGCACCCGTAGGAAGGCAAAGCACTTGTCTGTGGTGTGCTTTAAAGCCCTTACGCAGCTCTGTAATTGATTCTGTTTGGTATTCTCGTAGTTCAATCATGCGTTTATTCTACTGAATACATTTTTCTACTTTGACCGTTTACTTTGTAAGACTTGATTTTGTAGGTTAACTTCAAAACCTCGCCTATTTGCTTTAGTGATGGCAAATCTTCGATGTCATCAATGGTATCAGCTAAAAAATTTTGAACCTCAGTAGCTGTAAACCTTGTGCCTATAAATCTTTTGTTTACCACATCGTGAACTAAAACTTCAATTTTTAACTTTTGAGTATTGTCGTATGTTGGGGCTACTTTCAAAATCATATTTTTTAATCTCTTCATGTCATCACACGAACCACTTGAAATAAAAACCTCAATTACATTTCTCAAATCCCTTTCATCGCTGCCTTCATTTGCCCTTCTTATAGCTTCAACTTCATCAGATGTCATTTGAAAAAACTCGCCTGACACTCTTTTTGCGGCATATCGTACGTGAAGTTCCGATTCTAATAATTTAGCATTTGAGGATTCAATTACTGCATCAATGGTAGCCCCAAGAGGTGAATACATTTTGAAAGCCGCAAATCGCATTGATACACTTTCATTATTCGTGTAGCCAATTTTAACATATGGGCTTTCAAGTTGTCGAAAAAAATACACATAACCTTTCATTGTCTTTTTGTTTTAGTTTGTAGTTAGAAGATTCACAAATGTACTAACTACTTTTCTTACCACCTAATTTATTATTTGATTTTATTCACTTTAAGTGGTGTAGTTAATTGTAGTAGGAAGAAAGTGTATATATTATAATGGATGTATATTTTATTTTTTAAGAATTATTTTTTTTCGTTTGAAAGAAACATCGCTTTATTTTTGGTTTCTTCCTACTACATTTAGAAAGGAGGTTCATCAATGTCAATGGTGGCGTGCGTTTCCCGTGTAGTAGGATTGTTGTCATCCATCTTCATAATTTCATAAACCTTACACGGAAAACCATTTATACGCTTTGCAATTGGCTTACCAAAGACCTTTTTTAGTTCCATTCCAAACCGCTTCATGCTGAAAATCTTTTGCTTTGTTCTCGTTTCAATTAGGTCTTTAATTTCGGTGGCCGTACAAAAAGACGTATAAGCCCCCGCTCTTGGTAGCGCAATGTTTGACAAAATCAATTCACGTTCGTATGGTGTCGTTTCAAATTCAGCACCAACACTATCCAATAGCGCAAGTTCTTCGCGGCTTAGTTGCCAGCTTTCCCCGCTTTCATAAGCCCGAACGCACTCCATAAATAGTTCATCCTTATCAATAGCATTGTAGGCTTCATGGTTTATACTTTGCACCCTCACAGGCAGTATTCTTGTGTTTCCAGTTGGGTCGTTTATTACATCTTCTTCATTCGATGTTCCGCAAAGTATCGCTAAACGCTTGTAGTCCTCATTATGTCGGCCATAAGGTGCGCGAAGGCTAAATGTCGACTTGGATGTTAGTTCTTTGAAACGCTTTTCATCCTGTTTAGACTTGCCACCCATTTCGTCATCCATAACCCATAACTTTTGACACATTAAAATGTCATCGTCCTTGCCAGCATCCAATTTTGATTCTGCGTAATACTTGCGAAGTGGTGAAGGTGGCAACCGTCTAAACCATTCAGTCTTGCCCGTGTTTTGTCCACCCACTAAAGTCAATACGGAGCGCACAGGATGGCCGTTTAATGCTGCAATCCATCCTAAACACCATTTGCGAATAAAGATTTCGGAGTGTGGGCTATCCGTTGCAATCGTTTTACATAACGCATCAAGTTGACCTTTGCCATTTCGGTATCGGTTATGGTCAATATATTCGTTTATCGGGTTAAATTCATGCGTAAAGTCTGAAAAGATAACCCGTTCGATTAAATCAAATGTTACATCCTTAGTGTTAAACATTAAGCGGCCACGCAAATAGATACTGTTTAGCCTTTCTTTGCTAACCTCTTGCCCGTTTTCTTCCAGCTTTTGAGTGATGGCATTTTTACGAATTGGATGGTTTTGGCGAATCCATTCCATAACCCCTTCGATTAAGTTTTCGGGGTCGCTCGAAACTTTGCGAAGGTCTATGTCATCGCGGCTATAAACCTCTTTGGCAACCGACATGGCCTGTTCCTGACTTAGCCCGTCAATTTCTACAAGTTGCTGCACAACCCCTTCAATTTGTCGGCCAGCACGTTTACCCATCGCGGCAACTTGCACCGAACGGCTATTGGTTTTAGGTGCATGGATGCCAACTTGTTTTAGCATCCAGTAGAACGTACCAACACCAACTTTTGAACGGGGCACGGTCTTTAGGCATTCAGTATATTTTCGGTCGGCCTGACTTGAATCATATTTTGGCGAAGCAAAGCACAGGGCATGAAACATAGACCGCCCGTCCTCACCAAAGCCAGCCGCAACCGATAAACCTAAACGCAAATAGCTTTCGTAATCGGGCGCAATATCAATACCCAAAGACTTAACCTCCTGACACATTTCGCCAGCTACGGATGGAGGACAAACAACTGGAATACTTTGAATTTTTGCGCGACTTTCGGCTTTTACTCCTGACTTTTTACTCTTTTCGTTTATGAAAATTTCGGGGTCGTAGCTTACAAATCTAAGAGACGCCACGTTTTTCGGCATTTCATCTACTACTATTCCATAAGTAGTAAAGTAGTAATTCGATAACCATGCGTAGCTTTCCTTATGCTTTTCGGGGTTTACTTTTACTACGCAAACAAGACCTTTTCCACTTGCAGAATAGAATAACGCATGAGTATAGGCATCGGCCAGCAATTCAGTTTTGTCGCTAAACTTATCGATGTCGACCGCTAAAAAACCGCTATGCTCAATAAGTAATTCGCCTTTCCTTTCTCTAAAAGTTCCCGAAATGGTGACGGATGGTAGGTTTTTTTTAGCCATATCGCGTGTATTTTTATCTTCAATTCCACGAATTGCGATAACTTGGTCTTTCCATTGGCCGTACTTAACGGCACTAAAGAAGTCAAACATCGTCATTAGTTCATCGCAGATATGCGGATGACCTTTTAACGGTAGCTTTTTGAATAGGCTAATTTTACTCATTTGAGATAACAAAGATGCAAGGGCTGTGTAGACGCACAGTAATTACAGACGCGACATGGCCGCCCGTAATGTTTTTACCCTTGCAAGATGTTTAATGTGTGAATCATATCGTTTTACATTCGGGCGTCTAACTCCGAACGGTTGCAAATGTAGTAAATAGTTTTTAATTATGCAAGCCCTCGCAACTAAATGCAAGGGGTTCTTTTAATCGTTCGGTTTGGCTCATACCCTCCACGTTTTGGCGATGTGTTCGGATAGTAGGTAGTCGTCCTCAATCCAATAGCCTAAGTTACGCGCTCGGATTGGCACGAAAAACGCAAGATCGCTATCATGCCTTAATGTTTGTATGTCTTTTTCAACTGTTGCCGCAGAAATATCATTTCCCAGGAACGAATTAACCTTATCGGCTAAAGCAAACCGAGTGAGTGGATAATCATAACTTGCAGCACGCAGCTCGCGAATGATTACAAGATAGCGTTTGAAAGCGGACTTGTTTACTGGCATGGATATTTAGGAATTGGCATCCAATGTGTAACCGAGTAAATTTGTCTATCGCTTGAATCCCCTACGCATACGAATTTTAATTCATCTTCGTAAAACATTGCCATATACATATCGGCTATTGTATCACCTTCCATCTTACCAATAACTAAAACGTCAGAAACGTCAGGTATTCCGTTTTTTATGTTAGTCCATTCTATACTATTCTTTTCTTGTTCTTGGTAAATTTCAATAGCTTTTAACCAATCATTTCTAAAAAATGCAATGTCATTTGAGTCCGAACAAAAGCCTTTTAAATAATCTATAACGCCTTGCTTTTTTGACCATCTTAATTCATCTTTAGCCTTTCTAATCTTGTCAGATATAGCCGCGTAATTCGTTAAACTGTGGTCTTTGCAATATTGCTTTGTTGACTTTCCGTAGGTTAGTACCTTCTTAAATAATGCTATTCGGTCTACTCTTGTGTTGCTTTGCGTCATGGTATAATCGTATAAAGGTTTTCGTCTTTAGTAACTGGCAACTTCTTCAACTCATTCTCGATTACGCTATCACTCCATTTCTTGCGCTGTTGTATTCGGCTAACGTGGGCTTGTAAGTCGACAACGGAGTAGCTGCCTTGTAGTAGTAGGGCGCGTATTATTTCTGCTCTTGTTCCCATTGCTTCGCCATCTCTACTATTGTTTCAATTTGCTCTTTGTACTTTGGC